CCCAATAACTATCTTTTGAGAGTCAGAGTCATAAGCGATTCCACACTCACTGCTAGTCGCAGCGTTAAAAACCACCTCTGAACCAAAACTTATACCTGTGCCGCTAACAGTTCCTACGATAGCAGTACCATAAGCATTATTACCGCCATCTTCCCAAGCTAACACTACTTTCTGAGCGTTAGCATCATAAGCAAGTCTAGTTACACTTGTAGAACCAGTATTATACTGTGTAGCAGAACCGAAACTAATGCTTGTTCCAGAGACAGTTCCTACGATAGCTTTTCCTTCGTATGGAGATGTCTGTGTTCTATGCGTTATTACTACCTTTTGAGCATTAGATTCATAGACTATGTCCCAAACAACAGTGTTTGCACTATTAAACACAGCAGGAGTTCCAAATGATATTGATGTCCCACTTACAGTTCCGACAATTGCGGTTCCATAATTACTGTTGCCATCATCTCTGTAAACGATTACTACCTTTTGAGCGTTTGCGTCATATTCAACCCTAGTATAATTGGTTGCGGCACTTTCAAATACAACAGGGCTTCCAAAAGAAATTGAATTGTTTGAAGCATCTACCGTCCCAACAATAGCTGTTCCATAGCTACTATTTCCTGCATCAACATATACAACTACGACTTTTTGAGCATTAACATCATAAGCAATGCTTTCGTAATTTGCCTGTGCTGCCTCAAATACAACAGGAGTTCCTATTACTTGAGTAACAGTTAATCCTTCACTGACCGCAGCCCTGATGATGGCGTCTTTGGTTAAGTTGCCAATTACTTTCACAACAACTCTCCTTAGTCAGTTATTTGCTCGTAACTGATTATCACTTCCAGATCGTTAGCAGTGCCTGCTGTTGCAGTGATAGACATGTTCTCTTCCAAGTATATCGCTGTGTTCTTATCCAACACTACCAGTGAAGAGTCAGCCGCTACAGATGCAGTTGCAATCAATGAGAATGCAGTGCCGCCACCTGATGCTGCGCTGTGTACGTCTACCGTAATGTCACAAGCATTCGCGCCATCTACGTTTGCAACTTGGATCATGTTTACTTTTAGAACATCGTCACTTGATGCAGCGTTATTTAAAATCGTAGTCTGTGATGTTGATGTAAGAGCATACTGGTCTGTCTTACCCAGTATTGAGCTTACATTTACAATATTTGGTGCAGCCATATCCTAGCCTCCTTTACCCAAAAACAATAGCCATAGCTATGGCCTTACCTGTTCCAATTCCGGCACTACCGAAAGAAATAGTACCACTACCATTTGTAACCAACGCCTGCCCGTTTGTCCCATCGGATGTAGGGAGGGTAAGAGCCGTTACAAAAGCCTGTAGGTTTGCGTCATATGCCAGAACATTTGACCCAATCGCAACTCCTAAGTTTGTTCTTGATGTTCCTGCATTTGCAACATCTGATAAGTTATTCGCTGCAAGCAATGCTCCTGATAGAGGCAGAGAAGCACCTAGATCAACAACCGCTGCCCCTGATCCTGCACCGTCACAGTAGATTATGGCTGATGCGCCGTTTGCAACCGTTACATTTGCACCAGATCCCTGTGAGAATATAGCAGACTGACCTGAGTTATTCTTAACAAAGTACATACGCTTTGCGTCATTGGGAGCTACCGTTATGGTATTTGTCCCAGAGGGGGAGCCGCCTAAAAGCAGAACATGATACTGTCCATCTGATGCAGATCCATCTGATGTGGTCAGTGTATGCGTCGTTCCTGAGAGTGTAATGTCTCCAACACCCGCCGCAATACGGTCAATGATATCGAAGTTTGTATTGGTTGACGTACCCCACGTTCCAGATTCGTCACCCGTGGCAATCTTCTTGATGCCGCTGTTTGTTGTATAGGTTGCCATATTTCCTTACCTTTACGCTGCTTCGCCTATCGTTGTCCAAGTTGTCCCTGGATTTGGTGTTTCTTCTGTCCATGTACTGCCTGGATTAGGACCGACATTTGACCAAGAAGTACCTGGTGCAGGAACTATTGTTTCGTAAACTACCACAGAACCAACTAATGCGCTAGTGCTAACACCCGTGACATGAGCTTTACTAATCGTAGCCACCGTCACTGTACCTACAGAACCTGTCGCAATCAAGTTATCTGATGACAACGGAACAACCTGTGATGTTAATACCGTAACAGGGCCAACTGTTCCTGTTGCCGCAATACCCGTCACCGCAACATTTGGTGCCGTACCAATTATAGTTGGTTCAGTTACACCGCCCGTAGCTGCAATACCTGTTGGCGTTACATCAATTCCTGCACCTTCGCTAATTGTGACAGAACCAACACCGCCCGTAGCTGCAATACCTGTTGGTGGAGCATATGCATTGATTATAATACTTGTGCCTGTTCCAACAGTTGCTGTTACAGATAATCCTGTGACGGTTACATCAACACCACCACCTTGGACAACGGTGGCAGTGCCTACAAAACCTTGCCCCTGTAAACCTGTGACAGGAATATTTTGTTCTGTAACAAGAGTGACTTGTCCAACGCCACCTGTAGCCGCAAGACCCACAGGAGTTACACTATTGTTACCTTTAGCGGTTACGCTACCGACACTAGCAGTAGCACCAAGACCTGTGACAGATGTAGATAAATCCTCTCGAACAACAGCGGTGCCAACCTGACCCTGCATTGCTGCAACGGTAGATTTCTCACCACCCCAAGAAGTTTCACCCCAAGTTAACCCACCCCAACCATTAAGAGTATGACCCACACGAACAGGGGTCGCTTCATTCCAAGCGCCCTCGCCCCATGATCCACGTCCCCAACCTGTGATGTTTGTCACGGGAAGACTGCCTTACGCGATACGAATAATCGCGCTACTTGCGTCAGCCGTTGGGAAAACAATCTGAAAGTCGCCAGACGTAGAAGACTTATTTGATCCAAAGTCTAATACCACAACTGTATCCGTTGTTCCTGATCCGCCACCTGTAGTAGTATTGTAAATCAAAGCACCACGAGCAGTGATTGTTGCAGAAGTATATGTCTTGTCTGCAAAATCTGTTAGAGCAGTCGTTCCAGAAGTTGTGGGTGTTACGTTTGTCAACGCCCCTCCACCCGCAGTATACGAGCCAGAGTTGCTCACTTCGTTGGATGAAGTGTATGCTGTAGTAGAAGCATCAAACGAAGCATTGTTATCATACAAAGCTAATTTAAAAGTGTCGCCAGATGAGTTTGTAAAGTTGTGACTACCTACAAGCAACTCTTGCTTAAAAGAAGTACACATAAAGTTTCCAGAAAAGGCCATGTTAAAGTCTCCTTATAAGTTCAGCCAGTTGGGGATGACCCGCATCTTTAATTGCATTGTGCACTGTTGTGCGGTCACTACGAATAGCCTGTCTCATATAATATGCAACAAGCTTTTCAACATGCTTTGAGAAAGCATGAGCTTGATCTCTGATACCTGGATGGGCATTTTCAGAAACCGAAATAATCTTTTCTACACATTGTTCTGCTAGTTCTTCAGGAGTAAATCCCCTGTTCTCTGTAGTTCTAACGCCTACAATTTGTTCATTCTGTGGTACACTTACATCTATTTTAAACATTATGTTTTTGCCCTAATTACTTTTCCTGTGCGATATTCATCTGTTGTTTCTTTTGCTTCTCCAAGCATTTTTACACCAGTAATTGCTTCTTGAAACCTTCCGGCATACATGCCCATGACATCTTGTTCACCCTTCATGTATATATACGCTTCTATCAATGATCCATATAACATAGCCATCTCAGCATTCTCACTCAACCAAGTAGTTCCACTACCAGATCCGGCGGTCAGACTCGTAGGTCGGTAAAAGTAATGAAGCTCTGCGGTAAATGTAGTATTCGGGGTTGGAGCCAATATAAAATTATCTACATCAAAAACAGCGTAGTATCGAGGAGATCCTGTAGTTGTAGCATCTGGAGTATAAGTTTGTATAAAACTTGGATCCTTGAAATCTATAAAAAACTTGTCTCCATCTGTCCCTGCAAGACTAAGAGAGAATGGAGCCAAAAAATCTCCAGGGCAAGCTAAAAACTTATTACTAGCTGTTGTAGAAGCAGTAGCATTCTTACGAAACAAACTAAGCTGCACGTTTTTGAGTATCCGTTCCTCCGCTTGTCGTATAAACAGTGGAAGATTTGTTACAAAAGAACTTTCATCATTCTCCGTGTAATCTTGAATAGCCGTTTTAAGTTGATCGTATGTAAAACTCATGGCGTGTTAATCTGGCCTCCCATATTTGGATGGTTCTGGCAGTAATAGTACAGGGTTGGTGCAGAATTTGCG